AATCTGACCCTTTAGAGTAGATCGGAACTCTGTCACCTATATCGCAGCTCGCTTGAGTTACGAATATGGAGTTCCGTTCGACTCCATCGTTGAACTATCTCCGATGGCGTTTCAATATCACGTTCAAGTTCTTAAGGACATAGCGAAGGCGAGGGAAGATGCCAGTAAAGCTTCAAGGCGCGGTCGCGCTTAGAAAAGCCCTCGCTGTAGTTGAACCAACCCTTGCTAAAGAAACCAGCAAAGAAATTGCTTCATTTCTCAAGCCAGTTGTAAAACAGGCTCGAGGATACATTCCTAATAACGATGCAATTATTAGCGGTTGGCTCGTAGCCAATGCTCGAGGCACTTGGGAACGTGTGGCGTATGACGTTTCCGTGGCTCGTAAAGGCATTACCTATAAATCGACACCTAGCCGTGTCAATCGTCAGGGATTCTCAGCCCTAGCTTCTATCTTTAACAAATCTGCGGCTGGTGCTATCTACGAAACCGCTGGACGCAAATCAGGTTTGGTTGGCAACTTTTCTCCTCGCCTTGGTGGTGAAATTAAGGGCGATAAACAAAAGATGCAAGGACGCGCCATATTCAGAGCTTTTGAAGAAGATCGTGGCAAAGCCCAAGATGGCGTAGTGAAAGCAATCTTTAAGGCTAAAGATAAGTTCGATTCATTGAAGGATAAGGTCTGATGGCAGATTTAAGAATTGACTTAGCAGCCGAATTTAAAGGCAAAAGAGCTTTCCAAGAAGCTGATAAATCTGTATCTTCGCTAGATAAAGCAGTAGGCAAATTAGGCAAGCAAATTGCCAGCGTTTTTGCTGTACAAAAAATTTATGCTTTTGGGAAAGCTTCTCTCAAAGCTTTTGCAGAAGACCAAGCCTCAGCCGCTCGCCTTGCTAAAACTGTCGATAATCTAGGGTTGTCTTTTGCCAATCCAGCAATCGACCAGTTTATTAAGAAACTTGAGATGCAATCTGGAATTGTCGATGAAACTTTACGCCCAGCGTTTCAATCACTTTTAACTACTACGGGCGACGTAAGCAAGTCAATGACTTTGCTTACCAACGCAATCGATATTTCACGCGGTTCTGGCGTTGATCTAGCGACCGTTACTCAAGACCTTGCTAATGGTTATGTTGGTATTACCCGAGGACTTAAAAAATATAATCTTGGTTTATCTCTGGCTCAATTAAAATCCAAATCTTTTGAAGAAATTATGGGTTTGCTTAATAAGCAATTCTCGGGTGCATCAGCGGCGTATCTTAATACTTATGCTGGCAAAATGGATATTCTCAAAACCGCAGCCGATAATGCCAAAGAAACAATCGGCAAAGGACTTGTCGATGCTCTTACTGGTTTGGCGGGACAGAATACAAATGTTCAAGATATTGCGACGGCTATGCAGGGCGCAGCTGACGCTACTGCTAATTTTACTCGAGGTGTAGGGGTTCTTGTCGGAGAACTTAAAAAGATTCCCGGACTTGATGTGCTTGGAAAGCTTTTCGAATTATCAGTCAAATATAGCCCAGCAGGTTTAATTTCCAAACTCGGTGCTCCTAAGACTGCACCTGCTGGTGGTTATGGCGTTGGTACTGGAACTGTCGCAGATTACAAACGTCAGCAAGACGAAAAAGCAGCCGCTAAAGCCAAAGCCGCTGCCGACGCAAAAGCTGCCGCTTTGGCTAAAAAACAAATTGCTACAGCAAAAACCTTGACGGCTGAACAAAAGAAACAAGCAGCCCTAAAGAAAGATTCTGGCATATTCGATATGCAGCAGATTGAACTTATTGCTGCCCTTAAAGGTCAATTATCAGATGATGATCGTAAGCGCGCCGAACTGCAATTAGCACTGCTCAATGGCAACGTCGATGAAGCCGACAAGCTGACAAAGCAAATCTTGATGGCTCAAGATGCAACTGGCAATCTCTATAAGTATTTTATGCAAACTCCAGATGCCAAGAATCCTTTTGGCTATCTTGACCAATGGCTCAAGGATTTTCAAACTAAACTCAATGCGTTGCAATTTCCTTTGCCTACAGGTTCAACAAATTACACTCCAGCAGGATTATCTCCAGACTTAGCGGCTATCGGCGTTACAGCAGGCTATGGCGCAGGTGTGCCTATGACTGTGGCTAACCAAGCCTCTACGACCCTTGGGAACGGTTTATACGGCATGCAGACGGTTCCCGACGTGGGTGGTAATGGCAGCAGTTCTGCTCCAGTCATTTACAATTATTTTGGCGGCTCAGTCGTCACAGATCAGAAGCTTATTGACCAAGTAATGAACGGCACGCAACTTGCAAGCCTTTCAGGATCACCAAGCCAAATCGGTAGAATCGCAGGTATGTTCGGGTAATGGCACTACCAGCAGCCATATCAGTTTCCTTTGATTACTCGGCAGGGGCTACTTTCGGTTACAACGGGTTCGTCATTGGCGACTCCAAATACGGAATCCTTGGCACTAATACTCTTGGCACATCTAGCCTTCCAGAACCGGTCATTGACCTTACCCCTAACGTTTACCATATCAGCATTACTCGAGGTCGCAATATCCAGCGCGACACTTACGAAGTAGGCACAGCGGTTATCCGTGTTTTAGATCCTCTCAGTTACTTTTCGCCCCAAAATCCTAATTCGCCCTACTATGGCTATTTAGCTCCGCTTCGTAAGATTCGCGTATCGGCTACTACTGCTACAACTCAAAAGTACCTTTTTAGCGGTTACATTACCGATTACAAATATACTTATCCGGTCAACCAAGATACGGGTTATGTCGACATTTCAGCGTCAGACGGATTCCGTCTATTTCAGATGGCTAACATTTCAACGGTTACCGGTGGCGTAGCCAGCCAGACCACGTCAGCTCGAGTAAGTGCTATTTTGGATCAAGTATCTTTCCCTGCCTCAATGCGCACAATATCCACAGGGCTCAACACTTGCATAGCCGACCCCGGAACCAACCGTACAAGCCTTGCGGCAATCAAGAACGCGGAAGTCTCTGAAACCGGAGCCTTTTACATGAACGGCTCTGGCACAGCCATATTCAAGAACCGTACAGACGTCATGAATAGTTTGTCTAAAACCCCTGTGGCATTTAATCAAACAGGGGGCATTCCTTACCGAAACCTTATATTTGCTTTTGACGATAAACTTATTATTAACCAAGCCAATTTTGGTCGAGTCGGCGGCACGGTTCAATCTGTCCAGAACACAGCGTCAGTCAATAAGTATTTTCCTCACAGCATTACCCAGACGGACCTCGTAGCTGAGACTGATTCCCTAGTTAATAACATTGCTCTTGAGTATGTGGCTACCCGTCAAGATACCTCAATTCGTATTGACGAGATGGTTGTGGATTTGCTCGATCCTGCGGTTCCAACTGACACCATGATTGGGCTTGATTATTTTGACAACTTGCTTATAACCAATATTCAGCCAGATGGATCGACTATTGTAAAGAACCTGCAATATCAGGGCATTCAATGGGATATCACCCCTAACAAGATGATGGCAACTATTACAACTTTGGAACCTATAGCCGATGGTTTCATCGTTGGAAGCTCTTATTACGGTATAATCGGCACCAACACATTGAGTTACTAGGAGATAAAATGGCAGCAAACCTACCAGCAGCGACAGGCGACGTTCTTACAGCGTCCACAGTCAATGGTCTAGTGACCTTTACAATCAACGCTGACGCTACTACCGATTACACAACAGTCCTTAACGATCAGTACCAAGTCCTACAGCCTATGAACAAGGCGACAGCAATTGCCTTTAAGATTCCTACCAACGCCTCTGTAGCGTTCCCAGTAGGCACAGCAATCACTATTCTTAACAAAGGCGCAGGAACTTGCACAATTAGCGCAGTTACCTCCGGAACTACTACAGTTCTTTCAGCAGGAGCAACAGCAGCTTCTCCAACTTTGGCACAATATAAGACAGCGGTCTGCATTAAAACTGCTACAGATACTTGGTACGTAGTCGGAGCCGTTGCATAATGATTGGCGCAATTACAGCTGGTATTTTTGGGGTTGGCGCACCGCCAGCACCCACAGTAACTGGCGGAACTCTTTATACTTCTGGTGGATATAACTACAGAGTATTTACAGGTAACGGAAATCTAGTCGTTAGCGGCGGAACATTGACTTGCGATTATTTACTTATTGCAGGCGGAGGAGCAGGAGCAGATAGCGGACTTGCAGGCGGTTCGGGAGCTGGTGGATATAGAACTGCTTCAGCAATTTCATTAACAGCAGGAACCTATCCGATAGTTATTGGAGCTGGTGGATCTCATGGAAACCCAGGAACGGTTGGAGCTGACTCAACATTTAATTCAATCACATCAACAGGCGGCGGTAATGGCGGTGGCATTTTTGCTAACGGCGGTAACGGCGGTTCTGGTGGTGGCGGTGGAGCAGGTAACCCGGGCGGCACAGCTTCTACTGGACAAGGCTATGCAGGCGGCACAGGACTTTGGACTGGAACATCTACTGGAGTCGGTGGCGGTGGCGGCGGTGGCGCAGGAGCAATCGGCGGAAGCGTTGTTGCAAGTGCTAACGGTGGAACTGGTGGAGCGGGTCTAAATACTTTATCTTCATGGGCTACTGCAACTTCTACTGGCGTCAGCGGATATTACGCTGGCGGTGGTGGCGGTGGTGGACGCACAGGTGGTGGAGCAGGCGGAGCGGGCGGTGGTGGAGCAGGCGGAGCCGACGCAACTGCTGGATCTAACGCAACTGCCAACACAGGTGGTGGCGGTGGTGGCGGCGGTGGTTGGAGTTCTGGCGGCGCAAGCGGTAACGGCGGTTCTGGAATATTTATCGTGAGGTATGCAGTATGAGCCATTGGGCAGAGTTAGATAACACTAATAAAGTTCTTCGCGTACTTGTAGGAGATAACAACGACCCAGCAGGCGATGAAGGCTACCAATGGTTGATAGATAATCTTGGTGGAACTTGGATTAAGACTTCTTACAACGGCAAAATTCGCTATAACTTCGCTGGTATTGGATATACCTACGACCCAGTCGATGATGCTTTTATTGCCCCTATGCCTAAATGTGGACATGACACATTGCTACTTAACAACGTAAAAAAATGGGAGTGTGCAGACTGTGACAAGTCCATGGTTATGTAAAGCCGGGGTTACATTAAGGCAGGCAATAAATGATACTTACCCAGACAGAGATAAAAGGAGCGACGGCTGGATTGGCGACGCACGTCATCAGGCAAGCGTTTCTGACCACAATCCTGATCCAAAAGCTAACAACGTCGTCAGAGCCGTTGATATCGACGCAGATTTGTCTGGAACAAGCAAGCCGGACTTCGCCGGCTCTCTTGCAGATCAAGTACGAATCTGTGGACAGACTGATGGTCGAATCTCTTACGTCATCTTTAGAAGCCACATCGCGTCGTCTATCCA